TGAAGATACAGGATTGGCTTTTATAGATGCCAATGGAGATGGTTGGAAACCTTGCAATGTCTTTGTAGGTGTTGATCCAGCTACAGACTCAGCAAGAAGAGATTCAGATTTCTCCGTAATTATAGCAGTAGCTGTAACTCCTGAGAATAATATTTATGTTTTAGACTATATAAGAAAAAGAAGTGCTCCTGTATTAGCTATTCCTGGAGTAGGAAAGATGGGAATAGTAGATTATATGTTTCAATATGCAAAAGCATATAAACCAGCTCTATTTACTATAGAAGATACTACAATGTCA